AACACTACCTCTCTAAATTTTGGATTAGATCGTTTTGAGATTCTGTAATCAGGTTGGATATTAAGAGAACTGAAATTAGCCATGTAATAAACCTCCGGGTCGTTGCTCCATAATTATTTGCTGTTGTATAGCAGCAGCAATAACTTCCCCAAGTTGTTTGCTTTCATCTTCTTGACCTTGTACAGAAGAGCCATCTGCATTAACAGATACGTTAACTATAGTACCTCCTCCTCCAGAAGCTTCAACTCCAAGTCTTCCTCCTCTACCTCTACGCAAAGGCATGATTGCTTCAACTCCAGCCTCGCCTGCAATCGCTGCTCCATCAGCCAGAGGGAATATGGTTGGACGTTCAATTAGACCACCTTTTGCATAGGGAACAATTTTATTTTTAGGAATAACTCCACCATCTGCAAACTTTTGTTTGAAAAAGTCACCTATCCTTGTACCAAAAGCAGATACTTTATCCCCAAATGTTGTTTTTCTAATTGTTGATTCTGGAATATCTGCAAACTGAGAAAAAGGTAATCCAAAATTAAATCCTCCGAAATCCATTGTAAATGGATTTACTGTATTTTTTGGGGTGGGATTAAATAAATTTCCTAACATTCCTGTTAATGGTTGAATTACACTTGATCTAATAACTATTCTTGTAATATCTGCAATTATTGATTGTGCTAATTTTCTAAAATTTAATGTACCTTTCAAAACAAACTCTACAAGTGCATCTTCCATTTTTTTGAAAGTATTTACAAAAGAATTAGCTATATCTTGATTTACTTGTTTTACTGATTCTCTATATTTATCTAAAATATCTTTTGCTTTTTTTGTATCTTCTGCTGCTTCTTTAGTAACAGGATTTTGAAAAACATTACCATCTCCATCTTCTTGTGGAGCAAAAATATTTGGAAGATCTGAACTGAGATTAGGTATATTAAGTCCTAAATCAAAACTGCTTTCTTGAATGTTTAATATTTGATCCATCATTTTTTTTCTTTCTTCTATTTCTTTTCTTAATTTTCTTTCATTTTTTATTTCTTCTATAATTTTTTGCTTATCTTCACGAGTTCTAAACATATTTATAAGATCTTGAAAATCTTTCCCTGTTGGTATTCCCACAGCATTTAAAGCAGATTTTGATAACTCATCAACAATATCCCTATCCTTGTCTAAACCAAGCTTTTTCATAAGCTCTTTTTCTCTTCTTATTGAATTTTCTAATGCAAATTCATCTCCAATTTTCATAAATTTTCTTAATCCTTCTATGAAACGATTAAGTGCATTTAAGGAAACTTCAGTCATATCTTGTATTCTTGCCCCTATAGGTTGCAAGATGTCTCCAACGTTTTTCTTTAGTTCATCAAAAGTAACTTGCATACGTTGTCCAGCATCAGCAGAAGACTTAGCCATTGCCTTTGCTGCTTCTGCATGATCTTCACTTAATTTGACAACAAACTTCATTACATCATTTAATCCTACAGTTCCATCTCTCAAGTCTTTTTGTAATTGAGGTAATGTTCTGTTTGTAGCAAGAGCAAATTTTGTAACTGCACCGGGCAATCTTTCACCCAACTGACCTTGCAATTCTTCAGCCGATACCTTACCTTTACCAAAAATCTGCGACATGGCTCGGATCGCAGATCTAACATCTTCTGCATCCCCACCTGTTGCTTTAATAGCTTCCGATACTCCTCTAAATACTTTCTCTGCCTCGTCAACAGATCCACCAGCACCAATAACAGATGCGGTTAAAGTAGTAAATTGTTGAGTTGCACTAGCAATAGGAACATTAAGTTCTTTTGATACGCTTCTGATAACTTTTTGTGCTTTATTAAATTCTGTTTGTGACTTAGTAACACCTTTTAAAGCAACCTCAAGTCTTTTAATTTGAGCAGAATATTCAGCAGCAGCTTTTCCTGATGCAACCAAAGCCCCTACACCTGCTACTCCTAAACCTATGCCAGCACCAGCTAATCCTCCCATTAGACCAGCCTTTGACATCATCCCAACTCCAGCAGCTTGAGAAGCTTGATATGCACCAACACTTGCCAGTCCAGTAATAGCAGGGTTAATTCCTAATGAACCACCTAAATAACCTCCAGCTAAACCTACAGCAGCACCAGCACCAGTACCTAAAGCTCCAAACCTACCTTGCTTCTTAGATGCACCAGTAAGTTCGTTCATTTTAATTTTAGCTTCATCTAAAGCAACACTTAATCGCTTGTATGCCTTGGTGTTAATTCCTACGTTGTCTTTTAGTCTTGTTAATGCACTTATTTGTCCTTTAAGTGCATTTGTACTTAATTTTGTATTTCCATGATATTCTAATAATCCTTTAATAGCCTTATCTACTTCTGTTTTGCTTAACTTAACTGTGCTTTTGAATTTGGCAAAATCTTGACCAAGACCTTTAACAGCTTTGAAACCTTTAAGATTTAGTAATAGCGTTATCTTATCAACTGACTTTGCCATTATTTTTTCTCCTTACTAATCTCTATGAGAGCAACCGATTCCATTAGTTGTAAACCCTCTAACATTTCTTGTCTGTTTTTTACATTGTAGAGGTCAAACAGTCCTCCAGCAAGCAATAAAACTTCATATTTCAAACCTATCATACCTCCAAAAGCAATTTGCCATTGTGTATTCATCCTCATAAACATCATAACAATATCCCAATTTTCATCAAAGACTTCAAAATCTTTTTTTTGTTCTGGTTGCTCCTTTAGGTTTACTCCAAAAACAGCAGCGTCTTTAGAAGTTTCATCAATTACTAACTTGCCACCCGAAGCCCAGTATAAGGCAGCATCAGTTAGTTTCCCACTTGAGCATTTGCATAGAATTTTTTAAAAGCATCTAAAACTCCAGCAACAAAATCTATATCTTCTGAAAATTCTTTTAAAGTTTTATCGTTAAATGCTATTGGTGTACCATCCTCCTCATTCATATCCTCCCAACCAACTAAAACTTTTTTCAAAGCATCAAATTCAGTTGAAGATTCAAACTCATCAAGTTCTGTTCTAGTAAGTCTCTTAAACCTACCGATAAAAGAAGTTTTATCGAACTCTCCTACTTTTGTTTCGCTTGGTTGAGAAACTTCAACAGGCCAAGGATAAACATTGGTCTTTTTTCTAACAAATGCCATAAATCAATATATATACTTCTCTACTCTACCTCAGTAGTCAATACTTACTAAGTAAAGACTAAGCTCATTTCATCATTTGCTGAACTTGGAACAAGTGTGTATGGAATTTCAAGCATTGTTACTCCATCAGCCTCACCATAAGCCACATCTCCAATATCTACTTTCGTGCTTGTAAATCTCACAATATTACCAGCAGTAGTTCCATGAGTAAGTGTCAAGTTGCCAAGAGTAGTATCACTTAGAGCAGCAATGAAATAATCTTTTTGAGCCAATGCTGGTGCTTCTATAGTTACAGAACCATTAGCTGCTCTATCAGTTAACAAGACTTCTTTTGTGCCTCCAACAAGTTCTCTGTAGACGATTGAATTACCAACATCCATTGAGAAGTTCATTAAAGCACCAGCATATGACAATAATTGAAAATTGGTTGTGTTGCCATTTTTAAAAATTAGAGGTGTTGCTTGATTTCCATAGGTTACAGAAGGTAATGCTGTATCTGTTGGAGGATTATAAATCCCGGTAAAAGTAAAATCTATTGAAGGAATCTCGCCAACGGCTGCTGAGATTGCAAAAGTTCCTCTACAACCTGTAACGATATGCCTTACACCATCTACGTTGTAGTGAATAGTAATTGAAGGAAAACTTGCAGAGATTGGAGTGTATGTAACAGTATCATCGCCACCACCACTCACTTCATCTGTAATAGCCTCTGCCATTCCACACGCCTTAAGCGCACTTCCATATCTAGGAGCAGTACCAGCAGTTCCAGATCCAGCAAGTTCTACGCTGAACGTACACTCGACTCTGGTGTTTGCTAGTAGTTGCTCAGATGCTCCTAAATAAGGTCTTACAACATCTCTGTTGACTACATCACTAGACTGTGGTGTGATTGACAGATCTCTTACAAGAACAACGTCTGTTGCTGCTGGAGTTGGATCTGTTCCATAGCTGCTCTCAGCTTCAATTAGAATTACTCTCTTCCTTGTCAGTTGTGCCATCTGTAGTTACCTCTGTAGGGGGTTTCTTGTGAAGTTTGTCCACCCTTATCCGGTGGTAGTGTTTTTATATTAAACCTTTGGGGTTGTTAGGGTTAGAAGTCATGTTGATAAATCGTTATAACTACTCCTGTAATCTACCTCATATTCACAGGAAATTATGCCTGCTGGCTGATCTGCCTCGACAACATCAAAGGTTACTGTGGCTGGCCTTACATCAATCGCAAGTCCTCCTAAAGTTGGATCTTGAACAACTTTAGTATGTAAACTTTCAACTGTTGCATCTGCTGTAGTGTCAGGTGTTTGTGATCTAACGACAACAACTATTCTTACTCTCAATGTCCAATCTAATTTTAAGTAAGTTGCGCTATTAACAGTAGGCTCGTCTGTTATAAACTCAACAACAATAGAAGGTGATTCATCTCTTGTCATTGGCTCGACTCTACTTCTATAAATACGAGTTCCTACACCTGTAGTTCCTGTAAGGTTTGTCTTAATTTTTGCTAATATCTGTTCTCTTTTACTAGCCATCTCAAACCTTCATTAATGAAATTACAGATAAAGTACCATCATCTATTTTCCTAGCACTTCTTACCTTATATTTGACATTACTGACTTCTATCTGAGTGTCATATGCCAACGAACCAAGATCAGTTGTTTTAACTGTTAACTGATAATCAGTAGTCAATACACGATCATCAGCAACAATCTCATCAGGCTGCTCCAAAATTCCTTTATAAGTTGCATTGTCATAGAATACACTCTCTGAAAAATCTCCAAAGAAGGTATCTATATCCTCTTTAAAAGCCATGAGAAAAAAAAAGCCCTCGGTTGAGGGCTAACCTTTTAGCTATACTTCTTAACACCAACTAGGTTGATGCTGAAAGTAAATGTAGGTGATGAACCACCGATTGTTTGTACAATCTTGATATAACGCTTAGAAGTATCTTTGTTAATTACAAGTGTTTGCATTGAAGCAGAACCAGTAACTTGTGTAAAAGTAGCTCCTGAGAGGTCTGTGTAAGTACCACTACTAGCGTCAGACTCAGTTAACTTAATATCTAATGTTGGGCTAGAACCGCCACCAGCAGCAGAATCTAGAATAAGCAATACATCTCCATCGTATTCGAGAAGATCTATAGCACTAGATGTAGCTGTGCTAGTTACAGCAGCAGTCGCAACACCAGCAGTAATAGTTAATTTGTCTAAATTTTGCTGTAAAACAGACATTTTAAGATTCCTCTTGTGTAGAAATAAACTCTTCTAATTTTCCAATTAGTTCAGTTTTAGTTTGTCTTCTATCGAGTTCTATTCCAAGGCTGCGACCATAAGTTTCAATCTGTGATTTTGTCATTTCAGAAAAATCAACTTCGTCACTATTGGTAGGCTTTGGCTCGACAACTGGTTTTTTACTGGCAATAGGAGCTTCACAAGCCTCAACAGCTAATTCAGCTTTATCTACTGCTATCAGGTAATTACCAGCTTGCTCTTTAACATCAACGATAGTGCCAGCACTCGTAGGAGTGCCAGCTATCAT